ATATTGCACTGGGCGCGATTAATACAGCAGCAAAACTCGCACAACTTTGCTCGTGAGTATTCTGACAATGGCGCGAACAGGCCATGTACTGCAAAAATTAAATCAAGGAAAAGTCGGCTTAAATTTTGAAGAAGTAATTGAAAAGATGAAGCACGATCTTCATCCTGCACAGCGAGATTTTGCAACCGATAATTCTACTGAAATACTCGGCCTTTGTGCTGGATATGGTTCAGGCAAAACTCGCGCTTTAATTTGCAAAACCGTTTTTCTTGCATGGTTGAATCAGGGATTTACTGGATGTGTGATGGAGCCGACTGGCCCGTTAATTCGCGATATTTGGATTCATGCTTTTAACTCGGTTTTAGATGACTATGAATTGCCATACACATTCCGAGCTTCACCTTTACCCGAATATATATTGCATTTTCCGGGTGGAGATACCAGAATCCTTTGCCGATCTTTTGAGAATACAAGCCGAATTATTGGACTTGATTTAGCTTTTGTTCTCGCGGATGAAATTGATACTGTTAATCCGAAAACATGTGATGAAGCTTTTCCGAGAATACTTGGTCGTCTCAGATCGGGAAATGTAAGACAATTTGCAGCCGCATCAACACCTGAAGGTTTCAGATGGATGTGGAAAAATCTCGGCTCAGAAGAAGCAAAAGAGAAGGCAGATCGGAAATTAATAAAAATGCGTACCATTGATAATCCGCATTTACCTCAAGACTTCATAGATCGGATGAAGGCAAACTATGATCCGAATTTATTACAGGCATATTTAAACGGTGAATTTGTAAACCTTACAAGCGGTCAAGTTTATGACAGATTTGATCGCGATAAACACATAACAAATGAGGAAGTAAATATCGACAATGAACCATTAAGAATCGGCGTGGACTTCAATGTGACCAATATGTCGGCTGTAATTGGTATTAGACGCGGTAATAACTTTATAATTGTTGATGAAATTAGCGGTAGCCATGACACAGATACACTCGGCAGAGAGATTAGAGATCGTTATCCGAGTCATATAGTTTATATGTATCCAGACGCGAGTGGAGGAAATAGATCTACCAATGCAACTCGGACTGATATACAAATATTGCAAGATTCTTATCGATTTAGTAATCAATCACCTTCGGCTAATCCACCTGTAAGAGATAGAGTTTTATCGGTTCAAGCAATGTTGGAGAATGGTAAAGGTGAAACTCGGATTAAAATATCTGCAAAATGCAAACGACTTATTGAATGTTTAGAATTACAATCGTATAACGATAAACAAGAACCCGACAAAGATGCAGGATATGATCACATGAATGACGCACTTGGTTATATCATTTGGCGCGACTTTAATCCATTGCATAGTCGGGCTGGAAGAGGAACAGGCGTTAGACTGTATTAAAATGCCGATGTTTAAGTGAAATGAATCCGTATCACGACCCCAAATCAGGCCGATTTACTACTGCTGGAGGTAGAGGAGGTAAAGGCGGTAGTTCTGGGAAAACAGCTAAAAGAAAATCGACAAAAGCTACAAAAAATACAGGAGGGCCGAAGTTAAGAAGTGGAGCAACTAATAAAGCTAGAAGTAAGTCGGTTACAGTAGTAAATTCGGCTTTAGCTAATGCAAAATCCTCAGATTTCGGGAAAAAATTAACAGCAGCACAAAGAAATGAAATAAAACGCGATATTCGGATGAGAGGAATGACAATTCCCGGCAAAAGAACTTTGGCTCAAAAAACGTATGAGCATCTTTTGTTGCAAGAAGGTTATCGAGGTTAGAGATGAACGGCTTAAACTATTTCAATAAATCGAGGTTCTAATTGTGTATAGCGGCTTCAATCATTTAAATAGGAAAAAAATCGCGAGAGTTTCTCGTGTTAATGATCCAAATACGGCATGGATGAATCAGGAGCCGCACTGGGTTTTGATTGAAGATTTAGTCGGTGGAACTTATGAAATGAGACGGCGACATAGAAAATATCTTCCTCAAGAACCTCGCGAATTAGATGAGTCATACGACAATCGGCTTGCAAGATCCGTATGTCCACCTTATTACCAAAGGCTAGAACGGATGTTGGCAGGAATGTTAATCCGTAAGCCGATTAGATTGAATGATGTCTCGGATGTAGTCAGTGAACAGCTTTTTGATGTCGACTTACAAGGCAATGATATGAATGTTTGGGCGTATGAAGTAGCAAGAAAGATGGTGCGATACGGCCATATTGGTGTTTTAGTAGACGCGGCTGCTGATGGTGAAGGTCGACCTTATTGGACAACTTATACTCCCCGCGAGATTTTAGGATGGAGATCTGAGATAGTAGACGGTCAACAAAAACTAACTCAACTTCGGCTACTTGAAAAAGTAATGAAGCCTGAAGGTGATTATGGTGAAGAAGAAGTTGAACAAGTCCGAGTTTTAACACCCGGAGAATTTCAAATATTTCAGAAAAGCAAGCAAACTTCCGACTTTGAAGTTATAGATGAAGGTCGCACAAGTCTTGAAAACATACCGTTTTCTATTGCCTATTCAAACCGAGTTAATGTCATGGAATCTCGGCCTCCATTGGAAGATATTGGCGAATTAAATTTAAAATCTTATCAAGTTCAGTCAGATTTAGATAATCAATTGCATATCTCAGCCGTTCCAATGCTTGCCTTTTATGGTTTTCCTAATGCGGCTGAAGAAGTGTCAGCAGGGCCGGGAGAAGCAATAAGTTTTCCTCCTGAAGGTCGTGCCGAATATATTGAGCCACAAGGTAAAAGTTATGACGCACAATTCAAAAGATTAGATCAACTCGCGAAGCAAATAAATGAGCTTGGATTGTCGGCTGTATTAGGACAAAAGTTATCCGCAGAAACAGCAGAGTCAAAAAAGATAGACCGATCACAAGGAGATTCAACAATGATGGTGATCGCACAACAGATGCAAGATTTAATCGACAATTGTTTGACTTTTCATGCCGAGTATTTGAATATTCCTGAGACAGGAACTAGCTTTGTTAATCGCGACTTTGTTGGAGCGCGACTCGAACCAAATGAAATCGGCAGTCTTTTACAGTTATATACAGCAGGGACGATTTCTCAAGAAACATTATTGAAACAGTTACATGAAGGTGAAGTTTTGGGCGATGAATTTGATGTAGAAGAAGAATTAGAATCGACTCAAGTTTCTGGGCTAATTGCAATGGATCAGCCGACTCCTACTGCAAAGCCGAACAAAGAGACAACATCAGCCGAACCTGAAAATGTATAAAAGTGGGTATTCCATCTGAACTATATCGGAATGCAATTGACTTAAATCGATATAGTAACCAAGTATCTCGGCAAATAGTTGTTGAATACAACAACATAATCGTCCAAGCTGTTAATGATTTAAAAATTATCGGAGGACAGTCAGAAACTTATAAAGCGGCAAGACTTAGGTCAATACTCGCACAATTAAAAGAAAGTTTAGATACATGGGCCGAAAAAAATTCAATATTGGCGAGTAAAGAGTTACAAGGTTTAGCCGAATTGCAATCAGATTTTGTAGTCGAACAATTAAGAAAAGTATTACCTAAAGGCGCACAATCAATGGTTAATACTGTAGAAATAGGGCCGACTTTTGCTAGAAATGTAGTAAACATAGATCCGACTGAAATCAATGTTGTTGTCTTAGAAGACGATTTATTTGAAGCAGCCTACGGCTCAAGGCAGACATTTAACTTAGCTTCAGCCGAAGGTGTACCAATAACACTGCCTAATGGTCGAACTTTAAGGAAATCATTTAGAGGTATTGCCGAGAATCAATCTGATATGTTCGGCCAATTAGTAAGAACTGGATTATTAACAGGCGAGTCAACTCAGAGTATTGCAAGAAGAATGATCGGCAGATTGGACTTTGATTTTGTCGGCACTCCTGCTCAGATAAAAGCGGCTGGTGGAGAACTTACAGCCGTAGCTGACCATCAAATATTAACTTTAGTCCGAACCAGTGTTAATCAAGTCGCGAATAAAGCAAGTATGGCCGTATATGAAAGCAACCAAGATGTGAGCAGCAAATATCAATGGGTGGCGACTTTAGATACAAGAACTTCGGCTATTTGCGCAGCACTAGATGACCGAATTTTTGAGTATGGAAAAGGGCCGATGCCACCACAACATTTTAATTGTCGTTCAACGATTGTTGGCATCATTGATTATGACGGTTTAAGAGCTCAAGGTTTTGATTTTGATCCGCCTGAAGATGGTGAAAGAGCAACTAAGCGCGATCCTAAAACTGGATTAGCTGGTCAAGTTCCTGCCGATATGAGTTATGGAGAATGGCTATATCAACAGCCGAAGTTTGTTCAGGAAGAGGTGTTAGGAGTAGGCCGAAGTGCATACTTTGACCGATTAGCTAAAGACGATCCTGTTGGTCAAAAAGGTAGAAATGCAATCGCCAAGTTTGTTAGTAAAGACGGTTCCGAGATAACATTGGAACAATTAAGAGCGAGATATGGCTCCCCTTAAGTCGGGTAAATCCAGACCGATTATCTCTCAAAACATTCAAAAATTAATGCGCGAGGGATACAGTAGAAGTCAAGCGGCTGCCATTGCAATGTCAAAGTCGGGTTATCCCAAAAAGAAACCGAAGTCAAAGACTAAGAAAAGTAGTAAACTAAAATCGCGTTAATGACCTCGTGGGTCGAATTTTATGTCTGAAGATCAAAAGGTTCCCGTGGAATCTGAAACAAATAGCAAGGCCGAAGTCGATAGTTTGAAAGCAGAAGTAGAACGGATGAGGAAAAAGAATGCCGATCTGCTCAAGGAATACAAGACTCTTGGTGAAAAAATTAAAACGGTTCCAGATGATGTAAATGTGCAAGAGTTAATCGACTTTAAACATAATCGTGAACAAAAAGACTTAGAGATTCAAGGTAAATACACCGAAGCAAAAGATAAATTAGAACAACAATATCGAGAAAAGACAGCAGAAAAAGACAAAAAAATCGCTGATTTAGAATCTAAAGTACGAGAATTAGAGCTTGTTTCACCTGCTGTTTCGGCCCTTTCTGATCTTGTCCATGATCCGAATTTAGTTTTAAAGAATTATTTAACTTCGGAGCAAATAGAAATCGGTGAAGGTGGAACTCCAGTCGTTGTCAATGGTTATGAAAGAACTCCTATAGCCGATTGGGCTAGAGAAAAACTTCCAGCTTTTCAGTTAAAACAAGCAAAAGCAGTCGGTAGTGGAGCTCCAATTGCTAAATCAACTTCGGGTGAATTTTCACAAGAAATGCTTAAACCGTTTCTAAGAGAATCATCAAATTTAACCGAACAAAAAGCTATTTATGAAAAATATGGCCGAGATACTTGGTTAAAGTTGAGAGAAACCGCGGCAAAACGCTAGTATGTCGGATATAAGGCTAAGTCGTGCTTAGTCATAGGGTCGTGCCCTACTCCGTAAACCGATTTTGAGGATTCACTGTGGCGACTGTTCGCTCAGATGTAATCATCCCCGAGATTTTTACTCCTTATGTTATAGAGCAGACAACTTTGAAAGATGCCTTTTTGGCAAGCGGAGTTGTGCAGCCTATGGCCGAGTTAAATGCTTCTGAGGGCGGTGATTTCATCAATGTTCCATTCTGGAAAGCCGATTTAAGTGGTGATTTTGAAGTACTAAGTGATAGTTCTTCACTAACTCCATCCAAGATCCAAGCCGACAAACAGGTTGGCGTTATTGTCCATAGAGGAAAAGCTTGGGAAAGTCGGGATTTAGCTGCTATTGCGGCTGGTTCTGATCCTATGGCGGCTATTGGTAATAAAGTTGCTGATTATGTCGCACATCAAAGACAGAAAGATTTACTTTCTTGCTTAAACGGTGTATTTGGAAGTATTAACGCGAACTCTAATAGTTCAGCTTTCTTCGATCTTTGTATTGATTCTGAAAGTGGCGATACTCCAACAGCTTTAAGTCCGAGACACGTTGCAAAAGCGCGTTCAATCTTGGGAGATCAAGGCGACAAACTAACAGCAATGTGTATTCATTCGGCTGTGTACTACGACTTAGTAGAACGCAAGGCGATTGACTATGTTCTTGCTGCCGATGCTCAAGGTGGTGGTGCAACCGCATCTGGAGGAACAATTGCTCCTGCTTATGGCGATGTTCGCGTACCAACTTACATGGGTTTAAGAGTTATCGTTTCAGACGATGTTGCAACAACAGGTAGTGGATCAAGTACCGAGTATTCAACTTATTTGTTTACTCAAGGTGCGGTAGCTTCTGGTGAGCAAGTCGCGATGGAAACGGAAACTGATCGCGATATTCTTGCTAAGTCCGATGCAATGGCAATCGACTTACATTACTGCTATCACCCAGTCGGTGCTAAGTGGGGAGTTACAACAACTAACCCGACTCGCGCTCAACTAGAAACAGTAGGCAACTGGTCGATGGTCTACCAAAAGAAAAATATCGGAATCGTTAGAGCAACTAACGTCTCCAACTTCGATTAACTGGTACTAACTTATGTCACAGTTTGAAACTTCGGCTGGAAAGCTAGTCGGCCCAACTACAGGCGGTACAGTTACACAGGCATCTTCTAAGGCGACTGGAGTAACACTTAATAAGCCGTCTGGGCAAATCACTATGAATAACGCGGCATTAGCTGATGCTGCCGAAGTAACTTTTACAGTTACTAATAGTGAAATTGCAGCACCCGATGTTGTTGTAGTAAATCACGGATCAGCAGGAACCGCAGGTGCTTACACCGTCAATGTTTCTGCTATTGCGGCTGGATCTTTCAAGGTTACAGTCGGCAATGTATCTGGATCTTCAAAATCCGAGGCGATTGTCTTGAATTTTGTTGCTCTCAAAGGCGCATCTAGCTAATGGGATTATTTGCCTTTAGGCGATTAAGGGAAAAGGAGGCTGCCGAAAAGGTGGCCTCTCTTCCTGTTAAAAAACCGGCTTCTAAGCCTAAATTAAAAAAAGATGGCAATCACAATAGTAGAAACAAGCGGAGCAGCAAACGCGAACTCGTATCTGACTCTCTCGGCAGCAAGTGACATTATTGATGGATTTGTCGAGAATGATGATGTAACTGCGTGGGGAACCGCAACTACAGATCAAAAAAATCGTGCTTTATATACAGCAGCACAAAGAATTGATCGCGAAAGATTTTTAGGTGCGCGAGCTACAGACACACAGGCAATGCAATGGCCGAGAACTGGTGTTCGCAAACCCGACAGATATGTCAATACTTATGCAATCGGCTTTCCTTTTAGAGTTTCAGACGATTATTTTACTGATACTGAAATTCCAACCGAAGTAAAGCAAGCACAAGCCGTATTAGCTGCATATATAAACAATAATAAATCGAGTTTTGATTTAACTGGACTCGAAGATTATAAAAATGTCTCAATCGGTGACTTGAATGTAAACCCGAATTTTTATGGTGCAGTTGGTCAAGATAAAATCCCCCCAATGGTGCAAATTTACTTCCGAGATCTTAGAGTAAGCGGACCCGGCAACGTAGCTATTCGCCGAAGTTAATCATGGCCTATTCCGACTATCCTGCTGCAATTATTATCACTGACCATACACAGGCTTATACAGGCCGATTTGGAAAGGTAGTTGCATTAAAAGATTCGACTGTAACTCTTGTTTCGGAGAATGTTACAAAAAACGGATCTGCAACCATTAGTTCTGTTCCTCTTAACGCGACTGCCGAGATTTGTGGTGTAATTACAAGTGTTACAGTTGCAAGTGGTGATGCAGTAATCGCGTACCGAATTTAATGGGATTAGCCGATTCTTTAAGAAGTGTTGCATCTAGTGTTTATGCAAAATTCGGCACTTCTGTAACAGTCAGCATTATTTCCCAAACAACTTATGACACAAGTTCGGGGAAAGTTCTTACCGCGATCAGTGAAGCTTCTGTTAAGGCAATTATCTCGGATGTATCTGAAAAGAACATAAAAGATACCTTGTTGAAAGTCGGTGATAAAAAAGTAAAAGTTGCAGCCGCAGATGTAACAACTAAACCTTCAACTAAAGATCGGGTGAAGATAAATAATATTGTCTTAGAGATAGTCGATATAAGAACAACCGAATTAGAGGGTAAAGATATTGCTTATGAAATTTATTGCAGAGGATAAATGGCAAACCGAGAAATTCAATACAATCAGATCGGTCCATTGATGGAAGAGCAGTTGGAGAAATTAATGCAAGTTACAGTATTTGAAGCCGATAAAGCTTTAAAGAAAGCTAGTCCTGTTGATACAGGCCGATTTAGAGCAAGCTGGCAAGTAAGTCAAGGAGTAGAAAGCATGGGCTCATCCGTATATCGGGAAAAATTTGCACTTAATACTACAGGTCGTCAAAAAGGTACTGTTATTTATGAAGCAAGTAATAAACCTGTAAAGGTAAATTATGAAGGTCAAGAACGACTCGGCACTTTTTATAGTATTCATAATCCAGTAATTTATGCCGAACCTTTAGCTCTTGGTCATTCGCCTCAAGCTCCTGATGGTTGGATATATAGTGTCGCGATTAGAATGCAGAACATGGTCGACAAAAATTATCGGAAAATTATTCAAGAAATCTAATGGCTGCTCTCGATCTAAATGATATTCGGAAAACGATTGAATCTCGGATTCAGGCTGAGTTACGCGAGACTCCACCATATCCAGTCGTTTTTCAAAATGTAAATTACACTCCAACAGTTGAAACGACTTGGCTGCAATGTCTTGTTAATTTTGTCGATTCTGAATATCTAACATTAGGCGGTGCAACTGATTCCGATAATAAAATTAGCGGTATACTTATTGTAAATATTTTTACTAAGACGGGTTCTGGATCTGGAGATAGTTTGATTATCGGCAAACGGATACGCGACCTATATAATCGTATTAATATCTCTGGTGTATTCTTTGAATCACCAGTCGGCCCCGAAGTGATGTCTTCACCATCACCTCAAGGCTATTTCCAAACTCAAGTGCGATCCACTTTTCAAATTTACGAGGCTCTTTAAATCATGGCATTTATTCGCGGCGAAGAAGGTTCAGTTAAGTTCGATGATGCAGGTTCTAGTAATGCTGTAATTCTCGGCACTCGTAGCTGGAGCATGACCATGACGAAGGAAACTTATGAATGCACTCAGCATGGACATTCCGAGAAACGGTATGTTGGTGGTCTTATTTCTGGAGACGGCTCGGTTGAACTTTATTATCAGGCGACATCTGGTGATGAAACAGCCGCTTTTATAGATGATATTTTCCAAGTTGAAGACGATGGAACAGCTACTTTTGAGCTTTACACCGATGCTGCTAAGAAATTAAGTTTTTCAGGTATCATCACAAGTGCTGAATTTGGCGCGACTGTCGGAGAACTTCAAACCGTAACTTGCAACTTTATTACAAATGGCAGTGTTACAAACGGCGTTTAGTATTAGTATATCTATAAACTAAATCGTCTAAATGGCTGGAACAACCCGAACTGTTGATCTGATTGCAAAATCGTTCGACTTAAATCAACGCAGGAAATACGAGTTAGAGTTTGATGGTGTAAAAATAATCGATTTATATTTCAAACCTATAACGCGAGCCGATAGAAAAAGAGCAATGGGATTAGCGGGGAGTGAAGATGCCTTGCTAATCAGTACACAAATGTTGGTGCAATTGGCCGAGTTAGAAGATGGTACTAAAGCTTTTGCACCAGCCGACATTCCAAAGATGCACCGCGAATGGCCTGAAAAAGTATTAAACGATATTGAACTATTTTTATTTGAATTAACTAACGATCAAAACTTGACCTTAGATTCGGCAAAAAAAGACTGAAGGCCGACAGTTGGTTAAATTATGAATTTTCACTCGCTTGTGAATTAAAAATGACTGTTAGCCGATTGAGAACTGAATTAACCGAAGATGAATTTATTTACTTTGCCGCCTACCATGAATTGAAAGCCGAAAAAGAACAAGAGCAAATGGATCGCGCATCAAGAAGAAGGTAGAATAACGGCATGACTTACGCAAATGTCGGATTAAGAATAAGAGATGAGGGTGCAACTGCGGCCTTAAGGAAAGTTAATACGATTGCTGGTCAAACTCAGTCGACTTTTCAAAAATTAAAAGGTGCGATTGTAGGAGTTGGATTTACTCTGTTTGCGCGATCTGCTGTCAAAACAGCCGCAACTTTAAATGATTTAAAACTACGACTTCGGTTACTTTCTAGTGAATATAAAGAATTTGGCTCGGCTCAAAAGATCGCTGCTGAAGCTTCACAAATATTCGGCTTAAGCAATATTGAAGCATTAGACGGCCTAACAAATATTTATGCTCGACTTCGGCCTTTAGGAATTGAATTAGAAGATATTAAATCGACTTTTATAGGCTTTAACGCAGTCGCAAAAATGGGTGGAGTTTCAACTATAGAAGCCGCAGGTGCTTTTAGACAATTGTCTCAAGCACTCGGTTCAGGAAGATTACAGGGCGATGAATTTAGATCAATGGCTGAAAATGTGCCGATGTTGATGAAGGCAATCGGCGATGAAATGGATGTACCAATCGGCAAATTAAAAGAACTTGCTTCGGAAGGGAAGATAACATCTGACATTATTATTCGCGCCTTGAAAAAAGCTTCTGATGAGGCAGGCGATTCAATTGGAAAAATTGTTGCAGAATCCGATATTCAAAAGTTTAAAAACTTTAGTAACGCGATGGAAAAATTAAGAGTCGCGATTGGAAATAAACTTTTACCCGTTTTAACTCCTTTTATTAAAAAATTAACCCAATTAGTAGAAGCTTTTACAAAATTACCCGAACCTGTTCAGACAGGAATAGTCGGTCTTGTAGGTTTATTAGCATCATTAGCCGTATTAGGGCCGCCGCTTATTCAGTTCTTGAAAACTCTCGGTGCTATGAAATTAGCATTCTCGGCATTTGCTTTAAAAGGTACTTCGGCTGCGGCAGTACTTGTTATTTTAAAAGTCGCTGCTGTC